CCAATATTATTTGTGGATAATGTTCTTCTCCTTTGTTTGTTTCTACTTTTTGATTAGTAAGATTCCAAGTGTATGTTGTTTTAGCACCATTTGAAAATTGTCTTGACCCTACAAAATCATTTTTAATCTTTTTCTTTTTAAATATTTTTAATACTTTATTTACAACATCTTCATTCTTAATAAGTTTATATGAGTCAGTTACACAACTTAATATTTCATCTGTGTCTTCTCGCATAATAAATTTATAACCACTTTCATCACCTTTGCCTGTATATATAGTATCTTCTTTTACTGGAAAGAATGTATCTTTCATTGTTTTTCTCCTTTTGTTTTTTTATTCTACGAAACCAAGTCGTTCTCTCATTTCATCAATTAACTTTTGCATTTCTTCAAACTCTTCATACATTGCTTCTGAAAATGATTCTAATGCTTCATCTATTAATTGATTTACTTCTTCTGCTGTTAGTTTTTGTTTTACTGGATTTGTTTTTACTGTTTTTGTTTTTGACATCTTTACTCCATTCTATTACTTTTGGTGTTGTACCAAATTTCTTTTTTTGATTGTCTTCATATTTTACCCAATCTTCTTCAACTGTTTCAACCATTTTAATAAAATAATTAAACCCTTTGCTTTGCCAAAAGTAACCTTTAGTTATATATATATTATATGCTCTATGTATAGAATGATATGGATAATCAGATATATTATCAATAAATCTATATATAGATTCTTTCTTGTTTTCTGATGGAATGTTTCTTCTAACCCTATCAATAATTTGTTTAACTAATTCTTTATACGGATTGTTTTTATTTTCCATCAACTTTGCTATTTCGTACTCACTTACTGGTTGTGTTTTTTTCTTTGCTTTAAATCTATGACTGCAACTAGGACAAGTTACGTACATTACCTCTCCTTTCTTGTTCTGTATCCATTTGTAATTTTTCTAATAATCTTTCTAAATAAACACACATATCCATACATTCTTCAAGTGCTTCAGTAACCCATTGTATATTAGATTTATTTACTTCGTGTATTTTATCTCCATGTTTTTTATTAGAAGATATTGCTCTGTCTGAAAACTTACGCATAAGATTATTAACAGTTTTATCTTCGCATTTATAAAATACCATGTCTATTTTATCTTCAATATTTATTAAATCTTTTGATAATGCTCTAAAGGCTGTAATTGCATATTGGTCTGGTGTTTCCCATAACTCATTAGATGTCCACTCTGCATAAAGTCTATTAGTTTTCCTTGTTACATATAAAGCTCTAATTAATAATCTTAATTCATTTCTTGTAAATTTTATTGTTATTGATTCTATTTGTTTTGCCATGTTTGTTTTTCCTTTTAAAATTTTGGGTTTTGAATAATGTCCACAATACCATGTTACCATTATTTGTAGCCAAAACCCAGCCAATCCGAGATGTTACACTTTTTCAATGCACATCCGACCTTTGCTACATAAAGGGATTTAACTTAAAATGGTAAGTCTTCTTCCATTTCTTCTTTGCTTACTTTAACACCATCTGCCCATGCATCTATTCTATCAACTTTCCATGCTGTTCTTACTTCTTGTTCAGCTTCTGGCAAGTCTTTAGTATCTTTAGTAACATAAGTTTCAGATTTTAAAGTTACAAATACAGGTAAACCAATTACATCATCTTCTTCTACTAAAGGTAACTTTCCGTCTTCTTTAACTTCAATTCCGAGATTCTGAAGTAAACTATAGTATCTACCATTTTTACCTGCTGATTTCTCTTCTAAGAATAAGAAAGTACCATTATCTCTAAATTGTTTACCTGATAGATGTTTACAAGCTGCTAAAACAGGTTTACCATCTTTATCATTAACAGGTATCTTGTTTCCATCTTTATCTAACTCATAATCATATCCATCCATTTTGTATACTTTCTGAGTAATGTCTTTAACATCTTCTGCTATATCGTAAGACATATTAACAACAATAGCTTTACCTGCTTTAGTATTAAGTTCTCTTTCATATACAGAACTTATATGTGCTGGATATTTACCAGCTTCTATTGGTAAGTAACTTTGTTTTGACTTATCGAATGTAGCACCTACATCTTTCATTTATTTTTCCCTTCTGTTGTGTATTTGTTTACTAGTTTAGCGAATTCATCTTTGAACTCTGTCATTTTCTTTGAGTATTCTCCAGTTTTAGAAAGACCTCTAAAATACAATTGAGGTGTAACTTGATTTCCTTTACCATCTTTCATAAACCTTCTTACTCCTCTTCTTCTTGTGCCAACAATACCACTCTTCTGCATTTCTTCAACTGCTTTATCATCAAGCAAACCTTTCTTTTTAAGGTCTTCCATTTCTGCTATTGTTATTCTTCCCATTATTGTTTTCCTTTGTTATTATTAAAATCTTCAGGTTGTGGAAAGTATCCATTATCTTCTATTGAATACGAAAAGTAACTAGGATTTACAGTAACAGTTTCTTTATGTTCTGTTTCAAAACACATAATTTGTTTACCCATAACATTTCTAGTTCCTTTGTATACAACTCTATCAAATACTTTACCATCATTGATTCCGACAGTATAACTCAAACCTTTTTGTAAAAGTTCTTCGTTGATATTATTCGTCATCATTACCCCAAGCTTCGTTTAACTTTTTGTATTCTTGCATTATTTTAACCCATTGTTCTTTAGAAAGATTAGTCATTTGTCGTGCTTGTGGGTCAAACATATTATACATTCCACTTTGTTGTACTCTCTTGTATTCAAGAAAGTCTTCTTGTGTTACTTCTACCATGTTGTTTTCCTTTTTTTTATTGTTAGTTATTATAGCAATCATTACGCTTGTCTCGAAAGTTTACTGAATGAACCTTTGTAGTTCAAAGCGTGCAAATCACCATTTTCTATTAGTTTTTCTATTTGATTTTTTGTTTCTTCACTTATACTTTCTGCAAGTGCTAGTATAGAATCTTTTTGTTGTTCTGTTAATTCTGTATCTTCGACTTGATTGCGATATACATCATCTGCAATATTCATATACATATTAAATGCTTTTTTCATACAGTCTGTATTTGCTGATTTAATATCGTTACCTAAATCAACGTATTCCGAACTACCTTTTTTCTTTTGTATACGATGTGCAGCTGTCATATCACCTATTCTTTTTACACCACTATCATACCACATTAATCTGCCATGTACTACAAATGCTTCTGTTCCAGCAAATTCTGTATTAATAATCTGCCAGCTCCAGCCAGGATAATGTCTATCAGCAGTTTGTTTCATATAACCAATCTCTACGTAATCCATACCCATCTTATCTTTTATGTAAGCTTTTGGTGTTTTCATATTACTTACTAAACCATGTGTTAAAGCTATATTTTGAAATCTAACTCTATGTGCATCTAGTTCCATGTTTTCATTATCAATTTCTTGTAATGTATTATCTTGTTTTTTCTTTGGCATTTTATGCTCCTTTGCAAGTTATTTCATGATAAGGACAATAGTTACATTCCCAGTCATATACTGGTGTATCTTCTTCTCCTACATTAGGTATTGTGTCCTCTTCATATATTCTTTTGTTTATTTTAGTCCAATAGTTTTCTGCTTGTTCTATCCAATAACTTGGTATGTTGCTTACTCTTACATCACTTGTTTCTTTTTTATACCATGTTAATGACATTTTTATATTATCATGATTTAAAAAATCAAACTCTTCCATAAGACCTAATGCATACGTACCAATTTGTAGTTCGTAATTTACACTTGGATTAAAATCTCTTTGGTTTTTTCTACCAAACATTTTTTTCCATTTATAACTATGCACAGTTTTTATATCAGTTATCTCTGCATATTTATTTTTTTCATGTACAAACGCAACATCTAAAGTTCCTTGAACTCTAAGTCTTGGTATTTGTATAAAATGTTCAATTAATGAAATCATTCCTGTATTTTTGTAAATATCTTGTGTATACTTTACTAAAGCATATTCTATATCTTTGTGCACAATTGTACCAAGTCTCATTAATCTTCCAGACCTATCATCCATATTTTTTTTTTCAGCACTTGATAATTGATAAAATTGTTTTAATCTACATGAACCAGCACTTGATGCACTAAAATAAGAATCAGGATTATTTTCTTTACGATTTAACTCGTTTTCTTTTTGTTTGTCCTGTATATATTTAGAATACGTATCAAGAACAATACTATTTTTTGTTGAATTTATACCCATTTGTTTTTCCTTATAATTTTAAAGGACTCAGCATAGATGTGTAACTCATTGTCTATATAAACCCCTTTATGTAGAACAACTGAGTCCCCTAATATCCCACAATACTACTTAAATTTAACAATAATAAGACTTAGAACAAAGTACTTTTTACTTTTAACTTGTACTTTGCATATTTCTTACCGCCTTCGTATTGTATTCTCGTATGTATATCATGACCATCTTTTTTTAAATCAAACACAATGGCTGCTAATCTAAAACAACCAAACTTTCTTAATGCATCAATAGGTGTAAGAACACCACCAGACTGAAAGTAATTTAGTATTTCTTCTTTCTGTGTTTTCTTTCTTAACATATTTGAAAACCTCCACTTTGTTTGCAGAACTTAGCAAAATTTTCTATATTTTCTTTGCTATATGGGTAATTAGCACTCCAATCCTCTTTTGAATATGCTTCTTGCCATTGTGTATTGTAAGGTTCTGGATAATTAGCAGGAACTTTATTTTGACCATGTTTATCTCTACATTCTTTACTTATTTTATCCATTTCTGCTCTAACTTCTTGATTCCATGCTTCAGCTTTTGCCCTTCTTAATTCATACTTTCTTTCTCTTTCGTCAACACTTCCGTCGGCTAGTTTTTCAGATAATACTTTTGCAATATGGATAGCTGTTTCTTCTGGTATTTCAAATCCACTATTGCTGTGACCACCATCTATTTCATCAGCTGTCATGAAATCTTCACAAACTTCACAAACGTAATTCCATAATGGTCTCCAGAACCATACATTATTTCTAAAGTATGAGCCTGGATTATCTGTTTCGTATTTATCTTTCAAATCATAATATTCATCTAAAACTTTCTTTGGTATTTTCTTATCCCAATCTAACCATCCATCTCCACTACCATACTCTTCCATTATTTTATTATATCTTTCAGGATAATCTTTATTTTGTTGCGGATTCATACCATATACATCATAACCCATTATTATTCTCCCTCTTCTATTGTTGGTATATCAAATAACTTACATAATTCATTAAATGATTCTTTGCCTGAACTTGACATTCTCTGATACTCCCATGCCAAATCATCTATCAAATCTATTGCTTTTGTTTTTTTCATATCTACTGCTTTGGATAATGACTCAAAATAGTCATTCATATTTACAAAGTCTTCTGTTCTTGGTAATGACATTATACTCTCACTTTCTTTACTTCTGTTGTTTCTGGAAATATTTGTTTACCCAGATAATATGCTTTGTCTTCTTTAGAAACATTTGCATGAGTTACAATTACTTCACAGTTTATGTTTTTGCTTATTAAAAGACCCTTAGTTCCTGCTTGAGTTTCAAAATGTGTTCCTTCATCTAATGTTTTAAGAAATACATATCCTTTAGCAGGTTTATTTTTAGGTTTATCTTTCAATGCTTTCTTTACAAGTTTTTTTATTTCTCTAGTAGTTATTAATTTTGATTCATTCCTTCCTGTAAACTTTCTGTTTCTTTCATATTTTTTACGTTTCATAGCAACATTCCTATTCCTATTCCCATCATAAGACCAATGATAAATTCATATTTTTGTTTAGTTTCGTATATTACCCATACGATAAAATCCATTATAATATTCTTCATATACTGTTCCTTATGTTATTTATTGTTAATTAATTGTTAGTGGTTACAGAGGCTTATTACTATTGACACTATATAATTTGAGAGAGAGATATATTGTGTGTTGGAGTTTCTTAAACTCTGCTTGTAACCACAAAGTTTAGGGCTAAACGATTATTACGTGTTTATAATCTAACTACCTATTATTTTAGTTATGTCTAGCCCTATTGAAAAAATGTAAGCTTTGCATCACTATATATTTCAAAATCATCGTTGACTTCAAATATATAATAGTCTCTCAATATTGTTTTACGATTGTTCATTCTGTCCAGTCGTCGCTTGTTATATGTTCTTGGTATGAATAGAAAGGGTTTCTTGTTCTCATCGTATCGTGGCAATACTATTCCTATTTTACTGCCATTCTTTATTACATTATAAATAGGAACTGTATGATGCATATTAGTTTCTTCTTTTTCCATAAAGTTTTGTTCGAACATAAAGTTTCGTGTAAGTAACCATTTTGCTCTTGGAAAACATACTACATAGTTTTGGAAGCTATTAACATCTAATTCGAGTGCTCTTGCAATTTTTATATATCCTAATGGCTTTTCCATTCTACTCATTTACTTCTCCTATTCCTAATACCCATTTTAACATATTTATTGCACCATCTAACTCTACTCTTTCACCTATATCATTTCTATCACAATTCTGATGCTGTTCTAATTTTTCTATTAATTTAATAGTTATTTCATCTTTTGATTTTAATTTCATAATAGTTCCTTTAGTTAAATAAGTTATTGTGATTTATTAGGACTTGCAGTGCACTACACCTACCTAACTCCACTACATGACTTACAATACGAGTACACTTAAGTACCCTGAAAAGCATGTCTACGGTTTCTCAAACAAAATCACAAATGTAATATAAAGTTTATGCCCAAGTGCTATTAAAAACATATATATATATAAGTAAAAGTATGACATTAAACATTATAATATATGCTATATAACAGCACAAGGACAAACAAGAAAAGAAAAGTAAGCAGTTTTAATAGACTTGCTTAGGTCTGTTGGTAGTAAATGCTTACTCTACTACGTTAACGGTTGATACATACTCTTGGTCTTCTGCAAATGTAACTAATGTTTTCTGTGTTAGTAACTCACAGTCTGCATTAAGTTGTTTCAGATTAGCATCACGCTCACGTAGAACATCATTCTTGTTAGGTATAGATGTGCCAAACGTTCTGTTCCATCCACGCTTCATTGGTGCTGTCTTATGTTTAGCTCTGTACTCTGTGATGATAGACTTCATTTCAGTTACAAACTCTTGGTATATTTCTTCTATGGTAGTCATAGTTTCATATCCTTTCTTATGTTGTTTTATTAATAATTAATCATAAAATAATTTGTAAAAATTAAATCATAACTAAATTTTTAATTTAGTGTTACCCCCTTATAGGGGGTATATATGTAAAAAACACCCTGCGACATTTATCTGCATTTTTTTCAGAAAACACTTGGTCATTTTAAAATAAGACTTGACTTTTGACTTTTTAACCAGATAAAATACATAGTTATTTTTTTTATAAAAAAGGGTATTACATGACTGTTTCTTGCGCTGATAAATTATTTGTAATAAATTAGGTTATAGGTTAGATTCAAATATGGCTATTGCTATGACAGAATTATTAAATCTTACTGCTGAAGAACAGAAATATATATTAAAACGTATATCTAAAGATATTTATACTCCTATAGACATAGACGGACAAGTATATTATATTCCCTCAGCTGTTAATGAATTAATAGAAAAACTCTTCGAGAAAACTGTTTCTTTAAAAACACAATTAGAAGATGGACTACCAAACAATACGGAATAAAAAACATTACGTTTATGACAGTATAGAAGAATTTAGGGTAAACAATCCAAACACTAAGGTGCATAAGGATTGGAAAATTGCAAAAGAAGGAGATTGGGTATATGCAGACGATGGTAAGATTGTACAACTGCTAAAGGTTTCTACAAATATAAAACATCATAACGACAGAAAAAACTATAAGTTTGCTAATGGATGGGTTCGTACAATAGTAGGAACATTTATAGTTAACAAAACATCAGAAATGGATACTGATTTTACCAAACATCCAAACAGATATACGTTTAGTGGAACAAATCCAAAAAGTGTCAAAGAACGTAAATCTATAACCAATAAAGAAAAAATGTTTGCAACTAATGTTGCTGTAGGTATGGGAATAGTCAAATCGTATATGGATGCGTTTG